GCGCCATCACCGAAAAGAAGTGTACACTAACACCAACGAGGCAACAAGTGCGACGCCAGCACTAACCCTACGCAATGCTAGAACATTTGATTAACGGCGAGTTTCATCCAGAGGTGGTCGACGCCACTACGGAAGTCCTGTCTTTTGAAAAGGCGGACACGGCCACGACCATTGACGCCAAAGTCAAGACGGCTGAGTGGCTGAAGAAATTAGAACTTGAGGACGAAGAAATTGAGACCAAGGCGGAACAAGAATCTGCCCGCAAGTCTTTTGCAAGTCTTGTGACTGGCCAGCCTGTTGGTAATACGCAACAAGCGTTAGCTAATTTAAAGACTCCTGCTGCAGTGCAGCATTTGGTTGGGATGCTGACTGCCTACGATTGGGCGTTTGTCGAGCAGGCCAGAGAACTACGGGGCTATGCCTTGGCTCAGATTTTGGAAGAAGTCAAACATCCTGACGCCAGAATACGCCTCAAGGCGCTAGACATGCTGGGTAAGGTCACAGAAGTGGCACTGTTTACTGAACGAGTTGAGGTCAAGAAGACCGAGATGTCAGACGTAGAACTTGAGACGCGCATCAAAGATAAGCTCAACAGGTTCATGGGCGTGATCGATGTGGTTGACGTAACTGAAGATAAAGATGAAGCCTGAGAACTTCACAACATTAAGCCGTCTAGAGCTAGAAGCCATGGCCAAAGCTTTGCCGCGCATGAGCGTCAAAGAAAAGATGGAGTTGTTTGACGACCTAGAACTTCGTGAACGACGCGCCAGCCTACAAGCGGCCAAAACAAACATGTTGGGGTTTGCCCAAGCGGTATATCCGGGCTTTAAGATTGGCCCACACCACAAGAAGCTGGCCAAGATCTTTACAGATGTGGTCGAGGGCAGGAAAAAGCGCGTGATTATCAACATCGCGCCGCGTATGGGTAAGTCTGAGTTCTCGTCTTACCTGTTCCCTGCGTACTTTTTAGGCAAGTATCCCGAGAAGAAGATCATCATGGGCACGCACACTGCGGGTCTGTCTGAGGACTTCGGGCGGCGCATACGTAACTTGATTGATTCAGATGAATACAGAGACGTTTTCCCCCAGACTATGGTGGCAGATGACCAAAAAGCTGCTGGCAAGTGGTCTACTAGTGCTGGAGGTCAGTATTACGCTGCTGGTGTGGGCGGTGCTCTTGCTGGTCGCGGCGCTGATCTGTTCGTCATTGATGACCCACATTCTGAACAAGATGTAAAGTCTAACTCTAGACTTGCGTTTGATACGGCTTGGTCTTGGTTCCAGACGGGCCCACTGCAGCGTCTGATGCCGGGCGGCGGGATTATCATTGTGATGACCCGTTGGTCGCTCCTAGACCTGACTGGGCGCCTGATTGATTACCAGACCAAGAATCCAGAGGCCGTTCCATGGGAGATCGTGGAGTTGCCGGCCATTTTGAACGAGAACGAAGACGACGAGAAGTCCCTGTGGCCAGAACAGTGGTCACTTGAGGCGTTGAAATCCACAAAAGCCAGCATTGACCCGCGTTATTGGAACGCGCAGTACATGCAGCAGCCCACATCCGAGAACTCGGCCATCGTTTCACGCAAGATGTGGCGTATTTGGGAGCCGGATGACCCACCAAGGTGTGAATACATCATTCAGTCGTGGGATACAGCGTTTGAAACCAAGAATACATCCGACTACTCTGCGTGTACAACGTGGGGCATCTTCTACAACGAGGAAGAGAATGACTCCCCCCAACTTATCTTACTGGATGCGTTTAAAGATCGCATGGCTTTCCCTGAGCTTAAGGTGGTGGCGCTTAAGCAATACAAGGAGTGGGAACCTGATGCGTTTATTGTGGAGAAAAAGGCATCAGGGGGGCCGTTGATTCAGGAACTCAGGGCGTTGGGAATCCCAGTCCAAGAGTTCAGCCCATCAAGGGGCAACGATAAGACAGTGCGCGTCAATGCTGTTGCGGATTTATTCAGCAGTGGTAAAGTCTGGGCACCCGACACACGCTGGGCACGGGAAGTGATTGAAGAAGTGGCCGCGTTCCCAGTTGGAGAGCACGACGACTACGTGGACACGACAACACAGGCGCTGCTACGCTTTAGGCAAGGCGGCTTTATCAGTTTGGACACGGATGAAAAAGATGACCTCGAAATCTTTCGCCGTAGGAAACACGAATACTACTAGGAACACACATGGCAACGAACATCGACAAAGCGCTATACCAACAACCCGTGGGCATTGACGCGCTGGGCGAACAGGAATCCCCCCTTGAGATCGAGATCGTTGATCCCGAAGAAGTCACCATTGGCATGGACGGGATGGAGATCACAATTAAGCCCGGAGAAGACGACGAGGAAGAAGGCTTTGACGATAACTTGGCCGAGTACATAAAAGACGGTGTGTTGCAGTCGCTGGCTGGTGACTTGGTGTCTGACATTGACAACGACAAGAATGGCCGCAAGGATTGGGAGAAGACGTACGTTGATGGTCTGAAGTTGTTGGGCTTGCAGATTGAAGAACGCACAGAACCGTGGAACGGCGCATGCGGTGTGTTCCACCCCATGATTACAGAAGCAGTCGTCAGGTTTCAAGCCGAGACAATCACTGAGACGTTCCCAGCCCGAGGCCCTGTGCGCAGCAAACTCATTGGCAAAGAAACGCCAGAGATGAAAGAAGTCGCGGCAAACGTTGAAGACGACATGAACTACGAGTTAACGGAGGTCATGACGGAGTACCGCGCTGAACACGAGCGCATGCTCTGGTCACTGCCAGCCACAGGCTCAGCTTTCAAGAAGGTCTACTATGATCCCAATTTGGGACGTCAAGTGTCGATGTTTATTCCTGCGGAAGACATGTTGCTGCCTTACGGTACAACGGATCTGGACACTTGTTACCGCATCACGCACATCATGCGCAAGACCAAGAACGAGATCATCAAGCTACAGCAGGTTGGCTTTTACCTTGACATTGAGTTGCCTGACTCACCCAAAGACCTGACAGACATTCAGAAAGCTAAAGACCGTGAGACAGGTTTTAGTGATTTGAACGACGACCGCTACACCTTGTATGAGTGCCATGTTGACTTGAACCTTGAAGGTTACGAGGACAAAGATGACGCAGACGAAGAGACCGGCATCATGTTGCCGTACGTTGTCACATTGATTAAAGGCTCCAACGACATCCTGTCAATTCGCCGCAACTGGAAAGAAGAAGATGACCTCCGCCTCAAGCGCCAGCACTTTGTGCACTACCAATACATCCCGGGTTTTGGAGCTTACGGCTTTGGACTTTTCCATCTTATCGGGGGCTTTGCTAAATCCGCTACATCCCTCATGCGGCAACTTGTCGATGCAGGAACGCTTAGCAACTTGCCCGGCGGACTTAAGACACGCGGCCTGCGCATCAAAGGCGATGACACACCAATTGCACCCGGAGAGTTCCGTGATGTAGATGTAGGCTCGGGCACGATCCGCGACAACATCTTGCCGCTGCCATACAAGGAGCCAAGCCAGACGCTGTTTAACTTGATGCAGACCATCGTTGATGAAGGCAGGCGTTTTGCTGCGACTGCTGACATGAAGGTGTCTGACATGTCTGCACAGGCTCCCGTTGGTACAACGCTGGCCTTGCTTGAGCGTCAACTGAAGGTGATGACTGCGGTGCAGGCTCGTGTGCACTTTGCGCTCAAGCAAGAGTTCAAGCTCTTGAAGAACATCATCCGCGACTACACTGACCCAGATTACACATACACACCCGAGTACGGCACTCGCAAAGCTAAGAAAGCCGACTATGACTTGGTGGACGTTATCCCCGTGTCAGACCCCAACGCTGCGACCATGTCTCAGCGCGTTATACAGTACCAAGCTGTCATTCAGATGGCGCAGATGGCTCCGGACATCTACAACTTGCCAGAACTTCACAGGGGCATGCTCAATGTCTTAGGTATCAAGAACGCAGAGAAGCTTGTACCTATTGAGGACGATCAGAAGCCAATTGATCCTGTGCAAGAGAATCAAAATGCACTTAAAGGCACACCACTCAAAGCGTTCCTGCACCAAGACCATCAATCGCATATACAAGTGCACATGATGTTGATGCAAGACCCGATGATTCAGCAGTTTATTGGTCAAAACCCACAGGCCCCTAAGATCATGGGTGCAATCACGGCGCACATTGCAGAGCACGTTGGCTACAAGATGCGTCAGCAGATCGAGCAGCAGTTGGGTATGCCGTTGCCTCCCGAAGACGAGAAGTTGCCACCGCAAATTGAGATTGCCTTGTCGGGCATGATGGCTCAAGCGGCCAACCAAGTATTGATGCAGAACCAAGCGCAAGCGGCTCAGATGCAAGCCCAGCAACAAATGCAAGACCCGGTGTTGCAGTTGCAGATGCAGGAACTCCAACTCAAACAACAAGAGTTGGAACTTAAAAAGCAAAAGATGATGATAGACGCATCTGCCAAAGCCGATGATTTGCAGTTGCGCGAACAAGAAGTCAATGGTCGCTTGGAACTCGACGCCCTTAAAGTGGGTGCACAAATTAAAGAGTCCCAAGCAAAAGCCCAGTTTGAACAAGAACGTGCCGGTTTCCAGTTGGGCTCCGACATCGCAAAGAGTAAAGCCCAGATGGATTTACAAGCGCGTACTGCTGCGCTCTCAAACAGCAAACAACGTGAGCCTAAATCATGATCCAAGACTTCGTACGCGTATTACGTGAAAAAATACGCACTGACATGAACAACTATGCCGATGACTTGGCTGGGGGTTCCTGCCGTACTTTTGAAGAGTACCAAAAACTCTGCGGGATTATTCAGGGTCTAGCCCTCGCAGAGCGTTATCTACTTGACCTTGCACAGAAAGTTGAAGAATCCAATGAGTGATCTTGATCTCTCCCCCGGTGCTTTTGCACTGCCTGAACCCATCCAGCCTCTGGATGCACCTGAAGCTACTGACGAGCAAAAGGCCACGCAACTTCCCATCCCAACAGGTTGGAAGATTCTTTGCGCCGTGCCTGACATCTCTGAACGAGTTGACGGTACAAGTTTGGACTTAGTCCGACCGCTTGAAAGCATGCGCCAAGAAGAAACAGCAACCACTGTGTTGTTTGTTTTGAAAGTCGGCCCCGACGCGTACAACGACACTGCCAAGTTTCCCAACGGAGCATGGTGTAAAGAGGGCGACTTCGTGTTAGTACGTACTTACTCCGGCACAAGATTTAAGATTTTTGGCAAGGAGTTCCGTCTCATCAACGACGACCAAGTTGATGCTGTTGTGCAAGACCCCCGCGGTTTAACCCGCGCTTGAAAGGAAGAATATGGCTGAACCGTACAAGTTCCCCGACGAAGTCGAGGACAAAAAGACCGCTGACGTTGAGTTTGAGATTGAAGGCGAAGGCGAAGTAGAGATTGAAATTGAAGACGATACCCCTGAACGTGACAGAGGCCGCAAGCCTTTAGACCGTGAAGTGCTGGATCCAACTGATGAAGAAATCGAGTCCTATTCTGACAAAGTCAAGGGACGCATTAAAGAGCTGACCCACGCCCGTCATGACGAGCGCCGTGTCAAAGAGGCGACAATGCGTGAAAAGCAAGAACTTGAGCGTCTTGCACAGCAGTTAATTGAGGAAAACAAACGCCTCAAACAAAACGTCTACACAGGGCAGGAAGCTGTCATTGAGGGCGCTAAAGGCAAAGCCGAATCTGAATTAAAAGAAGCCCGCAGCAAACTCAAAGCAGCACAGGAGTCTTTTGACACAGACGCCATCATTGAAGCCCAAGAAGCTGTGATGGATGCAAAGATTCGTGCAGAACAAGTAAAAAATTATCGTCCTACCCCTTTACAGGAAGAAAATTTTGAGGTACAAACACAACAAGCCCAACCCACAAGGGCTGAACCGGACGAAAAAACTCTGCGCTGGCAGGCTAAAAACCAGTGGTTCGGACAGCAAGGGTTTGAGGAATACACCAGCTACGCACTAGGGCTGCATCAGAAACTAGTCACAAACGGAGTGGATCCCCGCTCTGCTGAATATTTCGACCAAATTGATGGTCGCATGAAGTCAACTTTTCCGGATTTATTCGGGCAAGCAAATGACAAGCCAAGGTCTGGTGAGGTTCAAAAACGACCTACGACAGTGGTTGCCTCTGTATCTCGTTCTACGAGTGCAGGAAAAATTAAGCTAACTCAAACGCAAGTAGCGTTAGCGAAAAAATTTGGTTTAACCCCGCAGCAATACGCTGTTCAAGTAGCAAAGTTGGAGAACTGAAATGGCTGAAACTATTGACCGCTCAAATCGTGACAGTAAGTCACGCGATAAATCTGCTCGTTCGGTATACGTACCACCGAGCAACCTGCCCGATCCGACACCTGATCCAGATTACACGTTTCGCTGGGTAGCGACTCATGTGCTAGGTCA